TTCACAACCCAGCTCATATGTCTACATCACATGATCATAAATCAGCAAAAGAATTTGGAAGCGGACATATTCTTGCAATTCACGCCGATAAGAAAACTAAAGCCGTTCATATAGACGGCGAAGGCGCACGCCAACAGTCCAACCATCCTGAAAAAGAAACAGTTCTTCCAGCTGGAACTAAATTAAAACATGTTAAATCACATAAAACATCCGACGGCTATACAGTACACCACTTTAAAGTCCATAGTCAACACGATAATGGCAAGCATTACGATCACTAGAGAGATATTAGATGAAAACTTTTAAAACATATATTAGTGAATTATATACTGAAGAAAAAGATCCACGTTTAAAGAACGCTGGTGTAGCCGGTTTTAATAAAGCCAAAGGTACTCCTTCTCATCCTACCAAAAGTCATATTGTTGTTGCTAAAGATGGTGACAAAGTTAAAACAATTCGATTTGGTCAGCAAGGTGCAAGTACAGCTGGTGATCCTAAAAAGGGTGAGTCTGATAAAATGAAAGCAAAACGTAAGTCGTTTAAGGCTCGCCACGGTAAAAACATCGCTAAAGGGAAAATGTCAGCCGCATATTGGGCTGATAAGGTCAAATGGTAATTTTTTTATAAATACTATCAGTAAACATACAAAAAGGAAATCAAAATGAAACGGTTTAGTACATTCATTAACGAATTAGAAGAAAGTAAAAAGAAACTTTCTGGTGGACAAAAGGCGTTAGATAAAGATAACGATGGAGACATTGACGGTGACGATTTTGCTATGATGCGTAAAAAGAAAAACGAAGAAACAGATCAGCTTGATGAATTATCGCCTGAAAAGTTAGGAACTTATATTAATAAAGCTTCTGATGATGCTTCTGATTTCCAGAATACGTCTAAGCGTAAAAAAGGTATTATGAGAGCTACTAAGAAATTAGTTACGAAAGCTGGTGGCGATAAAGACCAGGTCACAAACTATTAATTAACCCAAACTAGGAGAACAACAATGGCACTATGGGGAAAAACAGATGCACTAGCTTCCGTACCAAAATGGTTGGAAGATGCTGCATCAAACACAAACAAATCAAACGATCGCGATAACGCAATCTTTGTCGACCTTACAGAGGCAGGCATTGCATCTAACCGCGCTAAAGGTATTACTGGTCCAGGCTGGTGGTTGTATCATACATCAAATAGCCGTCATTATGCAGAATGCTTGGTACCGATGAAAGTAACCGCAGTTGCTGCTGGCGACTTAGGTGTTACTGGTGATACAGCTGTTGAAGACGCGATTGTAGCTGACGCATAAACAAAATGAAATTAACAGAATCAACCTTTCTGTTATTTGCTTCGAAGTATTACGACAATCCTAATTGTACTGATATAATCGAATTCGATGAGGACTTGAAAAGATTTCAATATTTACGTAAACTTTTTGGTAGATATAGACAAGATAATGATTTGAAAGAAAGGTTGATTTTGAACCACTTGATCGTCATATATAATATTTTTGGACCTGAAGCAACTAACATGCTCTTTATGAAGCTACATGACTATCACGAGTATTTAAAGCCGTTCGTAGAGTATTTAAACTTTATGCCTTCGGTAATAGAATATGATGATATTATGCTTAGTAAAGATAATATTATTTCAGATATAAGTATAAGCGAAAAGCTTAGAGGAATTTAACAAATGGTAGTAGATCTATTTTTAGTCTATCAATTTATAAGACGTTTAGCTACACCATTTAATAAATGGGAAGCACATAAACTCGGCATCATTGATGATAAGGGTAATGTCTTAATTAAATCAAAAGAATTTACTAACTCTCGTCAGAGAAAGGCGTGGGGTATATTTGATAGAATGATAGCAAATCTAAAGAAACTCCTAGCTAAAGTGCCTGGTGGTAGTTCTAGATTTGCTACATACGCAGCTGCGTTATTCCTCATTAAAGAATATAAAGTGTTCACAGATGAATCAACTCTTACTGAAGACATAAGTGATGAACAACTACAAGAATCTATGGAATTATTTTCTAGTAGGTATAACCATTATACTGTGTTAGCTGAAAATGTCAACGAAAAGTTGAAAAAGAGTGATGATATGGGTGCTTGGATAGACGACTTTCAAGACTCAGACGCTCCTCAGTTTAAAGGTAAATCAAAAGAGAAAAAACGTAAGATGGCAATTGCTGCAAAGCTAAGTGCTATGGATGAAGAACCAGTTAATAATGTAGGTGGTGGTAATATCGCCGGAATGGATGGTGGCCATATGTCTAAAGCAGGACAAAAGAAATGGACGTCAAAGAATAGTTCTTCAAAAAATAAAAGACTAAGAGACATTATTGGAGATAAAACATGATTACGTTAGAACAATTCAGTGCAATGATTCCTTCAAATAAAAATCCTGAAGCTTGGTATGAAGCAGCAGTTCCTATGTTTGAAAAATATGAAATCAATACAAACAATCGTATCGCTGGCTTCATGGCTCAGTGTGCGCATGAGTCATTAGACTTTACCCGTTTAGTAGAAAATCTTAATTATTCAGAAAAAGCATTAAACTCAGTGTTTGGTCGTTACTTTGGAAAGGGTAAAAGAAATGCAAAAGACTACGCTAGAAACCAAGAAAAAATTGCAAACTACGTCTATCAAGATGAGTTTAGGTCCAAACGAGGAGCCTTGGGAAACGTTAATCCCGGCGATGGCTGGCTCTTTAGGGGTCGAGGTATCAAGCAGCTTACAGGCAGAAATAATTACACACAATTCGCAAATACAGTAGATATGACAGCCGAAGAAGCGGCTGAGTATGTTTCAACGCCTAAGGGCGCTATTGAGTCTGCTTGTTGGTTTTGGTCTACAAATAAGTTAGAAAAATGGGCAGATAAAGGCGATAATAAAGGGTTAACTAAAAAAATTAATGGCGGTACTATTGGTTTAGATGACCGTAATCGTCGTTGGGATGAAGCATTAGCAATCCTTGGCGGTAAAGCACCAGCCCCCAAGAAAACATCTACAAATGCAGTACGCACTCTACGTAAAGGTATGCAAGGTGATGATGTTAAAAAGATGCAAAAGGCTATTGGCGTAACAGCTGATGGTGATTTTGGATTTGGAACTCTTACTGCCGTAAAGAAATGGCAAAAGATGAACGGTTTAACTGCAGATGGTATTGTTGGACCAGCAACTCAAGCTAAAATGTTTAGTTAGTATAAATAGAATATAGTTTAAACAAAGGAGGCAGTAAAATGTCATTAGAAAAAATTATTGCAGCTGCAATCGAAGGCGATGCAGTTGAAGTCAATAACACGTTCAGCGAAGAAATTAGCAATCGTATCGCTTTGGCTTTAGAAGAAAAATATAAAAAAGCTATGGAAGCAAAAGCTGACGACGAAGACGAAGATGATGAAGACGAAGATGAAGATGATGATGACGACGAGGATGACGACGAGTAAGTCGTTGATCTAAAAATATGCCATCATTCTTATATTTAGGCATTATAATCATGGCAATGGGTGGAGGCGGTGCAGTCTACTACAAATCCACCCAAGCCAAAATTGTAGAACTTGTACAATATAATGCCACATTGACAGCACAAGTAGATCAGATTGCTCAAGTTAATGAAAAGAACTTAGCAACAATTGCTGACATGCAAGCAAACTTTGAACGTCAAAGAGAGCAATATGATGAGTTGCAAAAATCATTCAGCGAAATTAACGCACAGAAAAATCAATTGCAAAAACGCTTAGGTGACCACGATTTAGGAGCATTAGCTGCTGCTAAGCCTACATTAGTAGAAAGGGTCGTTAACGGAGCTTCTAAGAAAGCTTTTAGATGTTTTGAATTGGAATCAGGAGCTGAACTAACAGATAATGAAAGGAAAGCTAAAAATGCAAAAGCGTTTAATAGCGAGTGTCCTTGGGTTTACGATGATCTTATCGCTAGCGGCGTGCTCATCAAATCCGATAGTGGAACCACCGCCGAAAATAATAACTGAAACAGAATACGTTAAACCATCTAAACCAATTGTTCCTAATCCTCCTCAATTAACTATGAGAGAAATAGAATTTATAATTGTAACTCCAGAAAATGTAGATGAAGTATTCGCAAAACTAAAATCTGAAGATAAGGCAATATTTGGTTTAACGGATAAAGGTTATGGAGATATAGCTTTGAATCTTGCAGATTTAAGAGCATACATTCAACAACAAAAGAAAATCATAGGCATATACGAATCTCAGTATGACCAGTAAGAATAGCAGTTATGCTATAAAAAAGTCTATTTTGTTGAACCAACCAGCCCAATATTCATAAATATAGATATATCATTTCTAGTGTGATTATATTATAATCATGGAGTTCGCCACTAGCCTCCGTTATCAAAAGGCATTAAAGGAATAATATATTGTCAAAAGAACAAACTAATTGGGAAACAGATATACGCCTAATACAAAGTGATATCAAACAAATCCAAAAGTTCTTTAACAAGGTTGAATCATCAATGGAACTTATGGTCGACCTTAGTAAAAACGTTGCTGTCCAGTCAGAAGTAATCGCTTTTACAAAAGAAAAGTTAGAAGAAATTGAACGTACGGTTGACGAAACTAGACGTAATGAAGATTTACGTTTACAAGTATTGAGCGATAGGTTAGAAGAATACAGACGATCGTCTCGTGGAGACCATGAAAAACTTGCGCAGCACAACGCTGAAAAACGAGCTATGAGTAATAAAGAAATACTTGAAAAGCTTGAAGTAATGGAACGTGGTTTGCATTCTCGTATCAACGATCAGAATAAAAAAGTTAATGCCCTAGAAAATTGGAAATACTATATGATGGGTATTGGCGGGGTAATCGTTCTTCTTGTCGCGCGAATTAATTGGCCATATCTTTTTAATTAAGTTGTGTACATCTGACAGATTCCGGCGTATAATGTTATTATCACGCAACATGGAATCAATTTATAATGGTAGATTTTGTAGACATACAATATGCTCAAATGCTTTCTGGTCGTCTAGATCAGTTTAAGATAAAACATACTAATCCGTATAAAATCAACTTTCGTTGTCCTATCTGTGGCGACTCTCAAAAGTCACGCTCAAAGGCACGCGCTTGGTTGTTAGAACGAGACAACAAATTCTCATTCTATTGTCATAATTGTAATGCTTCTCAAGGATTTTCATATTTCCTTAAAGGCCAAGATATGCAATTATACAATGATTACGTAGCTGATAAGTTTGTGGGTAAAGCTAATAATACTATTAAGGATACCAAACAAGACGATGATAAGTTTAAGACTAAGGCTCCTGTTTTTAACAAAACAAATCCTCTTGCCAAAATTAAAAAGGTAAGTCAGCTTAAACATGATCATCCTATAAAGCGTTATATCAATCAACGTAAAATTCCACCATCACATCATTACCGTTTATATTTTGCGCGTAAGTTTAAAACATGGATTAATGAAATTATTCCTGGTAAGTTTCAAAGTGTAAAGCACGACGAACCTCGTTTAATCATTCCGTTTCTAGACGAACGCGGTAATTGTTTTGGTGTCTCAGCGCGTGGATTTGATCCTGAAGGTATCAGATATATAACTATAATGTTTGAAGATAGACCAAAGATATTTGGTTTAGATAAAGTAGATCAAACCCAAATATATTATATTGTAGAAGGCGCTATTGACAGTTTCTTCTTATCAAATGCAATATCTATGAATGGTGCTGAAGGTAATAGTAATTCTGCTAACGATAACGCTGTATATGTCTTTGATGCAGAGCCTAGAAATAAAGAGATATGCAATCGCATGGAGAAGGTTATTAAGAACGGCCATAAAGTTTGTATTTGGCCATCTGATATAGATGGTAAAGATATAAACGAAATGTTTCTAGCAGGATTAAATCCTGAAAGAATAATAGAAGAAAATACGTACTATGGTTTAACAGCCGAATTAAAATTAGCCGCATGGCGCAAAACTTGAAGGATTAAAAATGAAAGCTAGACTAATCGCATATTCACAACCATCCAAAGATGAAATCATTGGTTTGGACGACGTACAAGATTTAATCGCGTACTGCGCAAGAGTATCAAACCCATCGAACCAATTAAACCAAGAAACAGCTCCTAAGCTATTGTCATATCTTGCTAAACATGCTCATTGGTCACCGTTTGAAATGGCTAATGCTACTATGGAAATTGAAACAACTCGTGATATCGCTCGCCAAATGTTACGTCATCGTTCATTTGCATTCCAAGAGTTTAGCCAACGCTATGCTGATATCCGTGACCTAGATAGTAAAATGGTTGTTCGTAAAGCTAGATTACAAGATCCAAAAAATCGGCAAAACAGCGTTATGACTGACGATGTATCTCTGCATATGGCTTGGGAAGTTCATCAACGAAATGTTTGGAACGAAGCAATGAAATCATATGCGTGGGCTATTGAAAATGGTATCGCAAAAGAACAGGCTCGTGCTATTTTACCTGAAGGTAATACACCAAGTCGTTTATATATGCAAGGTTCTATTCGTTCGTGGATCCATTATATTGAACTACGTTCGTCTAATGGAACACAACAAGAACATATGGAAATTGCTATTGCTTGTGCCGAAGCCATCACAAAAATATTCCCAAGCATCGGCGCTTTTATTCAAAAAGATTGACATATTACCACATATGTGGTACCGTAGTTGATAAATACACCTACCAATTGATAGACTCATTGGTAGAATTCCAAATAAAAGTAGTAAACGTTGCATAGTTTTGTGATGCGTACTACTTTACACTTTTAAACAAAGAGGCGCCTATGATGTTAGAGAATACGCAACCAATTTCAAATGTAATAGAACTATTAAGACCGGTTAATTATGTAACAAAACGTGACGGAACTACAAAAGATTTCGATAAAGACAAGATTACAGCAGCCGTAGAAAAAGCTATGAAAGGTATTGGAATTAGAAGTAAAAACTTATCAAGTGAGATTACTTCTGAAGTCGTAGAAACTATCAATCTAGAATCAAATGATGTTATTGTAAATGTTGATACTATCCATAAAACAGTAGAGAATGTTATAATGGATATGGGTTTACACGATTTAGCTCGTGAGTATATCCTATTTCGTTTTAACAACAAACCAGACATCTTTCGTAAGCGCACAAGCTTAAAGCCATACGAGTATCCTCAACTAGTAGAATATACTGACGCTATTCGTCATTCATATTGGGTACACACTGAGTTTAATTATTCAGCTGATATTCAAGACATGAAGGTCCGTATGAAACCAGAAGAAGTCGAAATCGTAAAGAAAGCCATGTTGGCTATCTCTCAAATTGAAGTTGCAGTTAAAACTTTCTGGGCTAAAATTGGCGATAGATTTCCTAAACCTGAAATCGCGGCAGTTGGTATTACATTTGGCGAATCAGAAGTTCGTCATGCCGATGCATATTCAAACTTAATCGAAATTATGGGTCTTAATGAAGAGTTTGAAAAAGTAGTAGAAGTACCTGCGATGAAAAAGCGTATTGCTTATTTAGAGCAATCAATTGGTTCTCCTGCAGATGATAAAGACTATTTCCACAAAATCATTCTATTCTCTATGTTTGTTGAAAACGTATCTTTATTCTCTCAGTTCTTAATTATGATGGCTTTCAATAAACACAAGAATGTTCTTAAAGGTATTTCAAATGCAGTTGA